CCTGAACGCTCAAAAATAATACCACATTTCCCTTGAGGAATTTCAACATAAAGTCCGGTATGAACTTTATATAAAACATGAGATTGAAATTAAAATTGATCTCCAATATATTTTAAATCAAATTCTGGCAAAACGAAATATGGTTTCTGTTACACCAGAAATTTTAGATCCAGAATATATTAATATCGCATTAAATGTAACTGCATACTACGACCAGACTATAACAAAGAAAACTGCAAATCAATTACAGCAGATTGTTACTCAAGAAATTATAAATTATAACAACTCTGATCTAAGAAGATTTGATGGTATGTTTAGACACTCTAAACTCTCTCGTTTGATTGACACATCGGATCAATCAATCGTTAATAACACAATTACTGTTTTGCTTAGAAGAAAACTTATTGTTAAGTATAACACTTCTGCGCAGTATGTTATTAATATTATTAACCCACTATATGCTTCTGGTCAAGCAGATGGTAGCATCTATTCGACTGGATTCTATATTAAAGGTAGCACCGATATTCACTATCTAGACGATGATGGTCTTGGGTCTATTCGTTTATATACACTGGATAACAATTTCCAAAAGATTATTGCTGATCCAGCAATTGGTTCAGTAAACTATGATGCTGGTTATATTCAAATTAGTAACTTGTATATTACTGCCTTGGCAGATGTAGATTTTGAAATTTCAATGAAACCAAGATCTAATGATGTTGTTTCCGCTTTACATCAAGTTGCCGAGCTTGGTTTGGATCACCTAACTGTTAATATGATTGCCGACCAATCTGCTTCTGGCGATTTAAGCGCAGGATTCAACTACCAATTTACTGATTTAAGACCAGCATAATATGCGTATTTCTTCACCATCTCTAGTTCCAACACAAGTTCCTGAGTTTGTCAGAGAGGACTATCCAGCATTCGTTGCTTTTATTGAGGCATACTACGAGTATTTGGATCAGAATGGTGTTAATTTAGATTCACTCAGAGATTTAGATACAACACTAGATAGTTTTATTCAGTACTTTAAAAAGGAGCTGGCAGCAAATATGCCAGCAAATTTACAAGTAGATGATAGATTTTTACTTGAGAATATTAAAAATCACTACTTAGCAAAAGGTAGCGATCAATCTTTTAAATTACTGTTTAGACTTCTTTATAATAAGAATGTTGAAGTTGTTTATCCAGGAACTCAGATGCTGCGTGCTTCTGATGGAAGATGGCAACAAGATGTTTCGTTATTTGTAAAAGTATCAACAGGAACACCTGATTTAATTGAAGGTAAATTAGTTGATATTGTAAAACCAAACGCAACCTTTAAGATTTTGGTTGATCGTAGACAGTATGTTGAGATTGAAGTTGATCGTGTTGTTCAGTTAAGTGCTGATACCTATGAAATTTTTATTGATAGAAAATATTATGGAAATATTGATGTCGGCGATGTTATTCGTTATAACACAATTTTTGCTGGAACTGTTGTTTCGACAACATCTAAACTTTCAATTGTAGATGGTGGCACAGGATTTAAGACTGGACAGCTGTTCGAAATTAAAAACGGAACTGGTGTAAGATCCATTGTAAAAATTACTCGTGTTGACAAGAACGGAACAATTAAAGCATGTGAGTTTATCAAGTTCGGTATTGGTTATGCCACTGATTTTACAATATCAATTAATGCTTCTCAGGATTACTTTGCCACTGCGGTGCAGCCACTGTTATCAACAGTTCTTGTAAATGGTCAGACAGTTGCGATTACTGAAACAACAAATGGTAATGCTGAACAGGGTTATATTAACAAGGCAGACTATGCTTATACTTTTGTTGGAAGCGACCAGCAATTTTATATGGATGGTTCTTACGCTGGTAATACTCTTGGAACATTTTCAACACAGGCAATTAGTCAGGTAATATCTTCCGTAAGTAAACAGCAGGGAATTTTAAAAATTCAACTCGGTTCACAGGCGAATTATCCTGGATACTATACATCAAATGCTGGTTTCTTAAGCGATTCTATCTTCATTCAAGATAGTCGTTACTATCAGGCATTTTCTTATGTGTTAAAACTTGATGAGCGTCTTGCTTCTTACAAAACTGCCGTAAGAACTATGGTTCACCCAGCAGGAACTGCTTTGTTTGGCGAGTACCAAATTTCTAATAATTTTAATATTTCAGCAGCTCTCAAATCAATTATTCAGATTTTGGCAGTACACTTGGCAGATGATATTTCTATTGTTGATAGCGATGGAACTTCAAATGGTGTTGTTATTGATATTTACAAAGCGTTGACAGAATCAGTACTACTTTCTGAAACATCGCACTTTGATATAGCAAAACCTTTGGCGGACTCAATAGATGCTCCGACAGATTCAACAACTCTGTTAACAACAAAAGGATTGACAGAATCAGTAACATATTCTGAGTCATATTCTTTTGCCATCGGTAAACCTTTGTCAGATAGTTTAAGCACACCGACAGATTCAGCGACAATTTTAACAAACAAAGGGTTTACTGAAACATTAACTGCTTCAGAATCTCTTGCCCTATCAACCACTAAATATCTTACAGAAACGATTACTGATACTGATTCAGGTGTTGTTTATAAGAATCCATACAGTGATGGTAATTATTTTGACATTACCACCATATATTACAACGATGAAGTTGCGCAAGTGTTTTAGTTGCCAACTCATTATTTTTAACTCATAGGAGATTTCATTAATGAATATTCAAGAAAATTTAAAACCAACTGGGATGGTTACCGTATCCCATATCAACGCAGCTGGCGAAACTATCAAGAGCTTTGAAGTTCCAAACTTAGTAGTTACTTCAGGTAAAAACTATATTGCTTCAAGAATCAAAGATACAACTTTCGGCGCAATGACTTACATGGCTGTTGGTACTTCTTCAACTGCTGCTTCTGCAACTGATACTACATTGGTTTCTGAGGCTGGTCGTGTTGCTTTATCAGCAACTGTTGTTTCAACCAACACAGTAACTTACACTGCTACTTTCCCAGCAGGAACTGCAACATCAACATCTCCTGGTATTCAAGAAGCAGGTATTTTGAACGCATCTTCAGGTGGTACTTTGTTATGCCGTACAGTGTTCCCATCAGTTGCTAAAGCAGCTGGCGATTCTATCGCAATTACTTGGGTTGTAACAGTATCTTAATTTTCGGATAAAAAATGGCGACATCATCTTCCCTATTAAAATCTCTTTTACACAAAACCATTGCGGAAGGTGTATACAAAGAGATTCTGTCAAACGCATCAAGATATTACTATTTCTTGGGTAAGACATTATCGTGGGCAGATGAAACATCGCCACCATATCCAATTGATGATTTAAAATACGAAAGAGAAACTCGTAATAATATCATTACATTTAAACAAATACAGCAAAATGATGTGGCATTTATCGTGCCAAGAATTGACTGGACAAGTGGTGATGTGTATGATATTTACGATGATCAATATTCTACACAAGTTCTCGGTGTAAATATTAAAGCAGGTGGAACAAATTATCTTTCTGTTCCTACAGTTACTATTGACCCACCTGATCTTCCTGGTGGTGTTCAGGCAACTGCTGAGGCTTCAATTTATAACACTGAGTTACTTGCTGTAACAATGACAAACGCTGGTTCTGGTTACACCAACCCACCGAGAGTTACAATTACTGATCCGACAAACGCTGGTTCTGGTGCTGTAGCTGTTGGTGTTATCGGTTCTTCTTCAACAGGCAAGTTTTCTATTGAAGAATCTAACTTTTATGTTATCACAGATGAGTATAATGTATACAAATGTTTAGATAACAATAATGGTGCGAATTCTACATCAAAACCAATTGGAACTCAGGTTCTTCCAATTTCTCTTCCTGATGGATATGTTTGGAAGTATATGTTCAATGTCCCATTGGCATTAAGAACAAAGTTTTTAAATGATCAATATTTTCCTATTGTCACTGCATTAAGTCAACAATTCTATTCTAATGGTGGAATTGAAGCAGTTAAAATTGAAAGTCGTGGTACTGGTTATACAGCCATGACTCTTACAGTTGATGGCGACGGATATTTAACAGATGATCCTGTTTATCTTGGAAGTATTAATCACTATACATCTGGATATGGTTATTCTGATGGAGACACAGTTACTATTGCTTCTCCGTATATTGCTGGAAGTCAATGGCAAGCATCTACCCCAGTTTATCTTGGAAGTATTGTTGGAACATCAACAGGAAAACTATATAAAGTTGCTGAGGCTGGTGTAACAGGTGTTTCTGAACCAGCATTTAGAAGCGGAACTGTTTCTGACGGAACTTGTGCTCTACAATTTATTGGAGAAACAGTAAGAGCATATCCAACCTTTAATTCTTCAACAATTACTGGTGTTGCAATTTCAGATATTTCTGGAGAGTTTACTTGCTCTGCAGCTTCCCTTGATGTTGGAGACAGTATAAAAATTACTGGAACAATTGGTGGAACTGGCTCTATATCAGGTTACACTTCTGGAAATGTTTATACAGTTTCTGCTATAACTGGAACTTCGCCTAGTGTAACTGGATTCACTTTACAATCTGGTGGTAATCCTATTGTTACAACAATCGGCACTCCAACTGGTCTGACATATTCTGCCAACGGCATTTCTGCCATTGTTCCTATTGGTGGTGTCAGAGAAGTAAACATGTTGACATATGGTTCTGGTTATACGACAAACCCAACAATTAATTTTACCGCACCGACAATAACTTTTGATGGTAGCGGAGTAAATACAACTTCTGAAGTTATTACCATTGGTTCGCATTGGTTTTCCACTGGCGACAAGGTAATGTATTCTACTGGTGGCGGAACTGTTATTGGTGGTTTGGTAAATAACACAATGTACTATGTTATTAAATCTACATCAACATCAATTAAACTGGCATCATCATATTCTAATGCTCTTGCTGGAACAGCAGTCAATATTACATCGGCAGGTGTTGGTTCCTCACATAGTTTATCAAATGCATTAGATTTACCTTTAGCAACTGCAGTTCTTTCTCCAACTGGCGTTATTCAAAGAATTAGAATTATTGACTCAGGCACAAATTATGTAACAGCACCATTAGTTACTATCGGAACTGCATGGACAGCTTCGACAGTTGTTACACTTGGTCAACAATATTCAATTGGCGCAAAATTATATACTGTTACTGGAGCAGGAACAACTGGTTCTTCTGCGCCGACTTCTACAACTTTTGGCCAAAAGGTAACAGACGGAACAGCAGAATTACAGTGGGTGGGGCAAACTGCCACAGGAACAGCAGTACTAAGATATGGTTATGGTTACTCTGGTAATCCAGAGATTGTTATTAATACCACAACTGGAACAGGATTCTCTTCCTCATTCCAATCTATTAAGACCAATGCTAAATTAATTCCTCAATTAGAGAATGGTCAATTAGTCGGTGTTCAAATTGACGATGCAGGTGTTGGATATAGTTCTGCCATTATTACAGTTACAGGCGATGGCACTGGATGTAAAGTTTCTCCCGATGTTTCTATTGGAAATATTAATACACTTCAAGCCAATAATGAATTGCTTACAGTTCCAGGAACAATTAATAATATTCAAATAGTAAGCGGTGGATATAACTATGGTGTTGCCACTGTTCAAATAATTGGCGATGGTATTGGAGCAACTGCCGTTGCAACAACAAAAGGTGGAGCAGTTTACAAAATAACCATGACTAATCAAGGTTCTGGTTACACCTATGCAGATATTATTATTAATGGCAATGGTCAAGCAGCAACTGCAAGAGCAATTATCTCTCCACCAAATGGTCATGGTAAAGATGCCTTCGACGAATTATACTCTAAGACTTTGATGTTCTACAGCAATGTGTCTAGAGATAAGAATCAGGGATTTGATGTAAACAATGATTATCGTCAAGTTGGTATTATTAAGAATCCAAGAACTTACGGAACAACAAATAAATTTGCTTCGCCACTGGGTTCTGCTTGTTTCACAATTTCGTCATCATTCAATACTACATATTTCATAAAAGATATGATTTTAACAGTTCCAAGAACTGTTGATGGTAATGAAGAAATAAAACGATACGTAATTGTTTCCCTCAATTCAACTGGAACATCATTTTTGGCTCAATCCTTGGATAATGATATTCCAATTGTTGGTGATGTAATGACAAATCCAAATAATCAACTTCTCAGCGTTTCAAATGTTGGTCGTCCAACTGTTGATAAATATTCTGGTGATATGTTGTTTATAGATAACAAGGCTGGATTTACACCATCCCTTGAGGAAACAGTTACTTTAAGAACTATCATAACTTTCTAACTAAATAGTTAAGATTATAAAAGAAGAGTAAAACATGCTAGATTTCAATACCGAACCGTATAATGATGATTTTAACGAGGATAATAAATTTTATCGTATTTTATTCCGTCCATCTTTTGCAGTTCAAGCCAGAGAATTAACCCAACTACAAACTATCCTGCAGAATCAGATTAGTCGCCATGGTGGTGCAATCTATAAGCAGGGAGCGATGGTTATCCCTGGACAAGTTTCTATTGATACAAATGCTCAGTATGTAAAACTTACCAGTTCTTATACTAGCGGTGGAATATCAACGACCACTGAGTCATTTATTCAATCATCTGTTGGAAAATTTATCACTGGACAAACCACTGGTATCAAGGCGCAAATTATTAAAGTTGAATCTTCAACTGCCACTGATCCAACAACAATTTATGTTCGCTACTTATCTTCAGATACTTCAACTGGAACTGTAAAAGTATTCAACGATGGCGAAGTTATTGCCTTTGATGATGGCACTGCATCCGTTCAAACATTGGGATCTTCTTCCACTGGAACTGGTTCTCTGGCAACTGTTCAGCGTGGTGTTTATTACGTAAATGGTTTCTTTGTTCTTTGCGCAGATCCACATACAACTAAAGAACAAATTATTGTTCTAGACAAATATACTAACGCACCTTCATATCGTGTTGGTTTAAGTGTTATTGAAATAGAAATTACGCCTGAAGATGACCCAACTCTGTTGGATAATGCTCAGACTTCTTATAACTATGCTGCTCCAGGGGCGCATCGTTATCATATTGATCTGATCTTAACGAAGCTACCATTAAACAGCACAAGCGATGATACTTTTATTGAACTGTTAAAGGTCGATACTGGAACAATCGTTCGTATTGTTAACACAACTCAATATTCAGAATTAGAAAAAACAATGGCTCGTCGTACTTATGACGAAGCTGGCGATTATACTGTTCGACCATTTACTATTGATGTTCGCGAAGCAAGGGATAACAATCGTGGTCAGTGGGTTGGTTCTCCATCAACTGCTTACTTGGTTGGCGATATCGTCACCAACGCTGGTAACAATTATACTGCAAAGAACAGTGGTTCTTCTGCAAACACAACTCCTCCTACTCATACTACTCTTACACCTGTCTCCGATGGTTCTGGTGGTATTACTTGGGACTATACTCCTAATCCAGTTTATAATCGTGGTATTAGTAAATCTGGCGCTGATGATCAACTAGCAATTGCTCTTGACCCAGGAAAAGCATATGTTCAAGGTTATGAAATTGAAAAGGTTGCCACTGAATATGTTTATATCGATAAGTGTCGTGATGCTTCCCATCAAGTTCAAGTAACTGGAGCATTTCAACCAGCAACTGTTGGTAACTATGTATTAGTAAACTCAATCAATTCTGTTCCATTGATAGACAAATTCCCTGTCGTTGCATTATATAACAGATTTACAACAACTGGTGCAGCTTCTGCAGCCCCAGGAACTGGTGTTGGCACTCAAGTTGGCACTGCTCGTATTCGTTTTATCGAGTGGGACAATGGAACAATCGGAACAGTTGGTGCTCAATATAAACTTGGTTTGTTTGATATTAAGATGTTTGCTGGTTACGACTTCAAGCGTAATGTTAAATCGATTTACTACAATAATCCAGCAGGTGGTTCAGCTGTTGATTTCTCTGCTGATATTCTTCCAGTGCCAACTCGTTTGATTGGTTCTGCAACTGCTTCTTCAAGCACAACAATTACTGGTACTGGTACTTCTTTCCAGACAGATTTAACTGTTGGAGATTTTGTTTCCCTTGGCGGAACTTATCGTCGTGTAGTTAGTATTACAAACCAAAATGCCATTGTTGTTGATCAATCGACAACAGTAACTGGTGTTACTATCGATCGTATCTCTACTCAGATTCTTGAGCCAGAAAATGAAACAATGATTTTTAGATTGCCATATTATGCAATTAAATCGTTGCGTGCTGCCGATGGAACAACTAATAGAACTACTTACCATGCATATCAAAAGTATGATGGTATCTCCCCAGTTTCAGATGGAACAAATTCTGTACTAAGTTTTAATACAACAAGTGGTGTATTTGCGCCATACCAATCAAATAATTATGTTTTTGTTGATAATACAACTGGCTTAATTGTGCAACCAATTTCAACTTCTGTTGGAACAACTAGCGCATCGTTTACTTTCTCTGGAACAAGTTATGCCACTAGATCTTTCTCGGCAATTGTTTCTGTAATTAAAACTGCCTCTGCCAGCGCAGAAAAAACTAAGACTCTAACAACAGCAGTTAAACAGTTTACAACACAAGCATCTGCTCAATTAACATCATTAAATCTTGGTAAAGCAGATGGATATAGAGTTACCAGTATTATGATGGATGCTGGAACTTTTTCTTCACCAACTGGCAACTATACAATCGATATCAGCGATCATTATAATTTTAATGATGGTCAAACAACTTCTTATTATGGTTTGGCAAGTTTAGAGTTAAAGCCATCATATACAGTTCCGAGTGGACCTGTTCAAGTTACTTTTGAATATTTTACACATAATCCTGGAGACTACTGTTCAGTAAACTCTTATGCAGGACAAGTTGATTACAAGAAGATTCCTTTCTATTCAGGAATTGCCTTGCGCGACTGTGTCGATTTTAGACCAAGAATGTCTGATGATGGTGTAACATTTGATTCATCATCTAATCTTGTACCAAAGCGTGGAGAAGAAATTCAAACTGATTTCTCCTACTACTTGGCAAGAACGGATAAAATTGCAATTGATGTTAATGGTAAATTTTTCAGTGTTACAGGAACACCATCTCTAAATCCAGGAGATCCTTCAGATCCAACTGATGGTATGGTTCTTTACACTCTTAATCTTGAGCCATATACTTTTACAACAACAACTGGTAGCGTTGCAGTTACAAAGATTGAAAATAAACGCTACACAATGCGTGATATCGGTAAACTAGAATCAAGAATTAATAATCTTGAATACTATACGTCACTATCTTTGCTTGAACAACAAACTGAATCATTGACGATTACTGATCCTACAACTGGATTAAATCGTTTTAAAAATGGATTCATGGTTGATAATTTCAGTGGTCATAATGTTGGCGATACAGCAAGTGTTGACTACTACTGTTCTATTGATATGAATGCAAACGAACTTCGTCCATTCTATTCAATGAAGAATGTTAATTTGATTGAAAAAGTTTCAACAAATTCTGCTCGTTCCGCTGCAAATTATCAGTTGACTGGCGACTTAATTACATTGCCAATTATTGCTACTCCTGCGTTGATTACACAACCATACGCATCTCGTTTAGAAAATATTAATCCATTCGCAATCTTTACATTCTTGGGTCAGGTTAATATGAACCCACCAAGCGATGTTTGGTTTGAAACAGATCGTCGTCCAGATATTGTTAATAATGTTGAAGGCGACTTTACAACTATTGCAACTCTTGCTGAAAAGGCAGGTGTTCTTGGAACTGTTTGGAACGCATGGCAAACTCAGTGGACTGGCGAACCAGTAACTACACTAAACACCTATGTCGGCGACAAGCGTGGTGTCGGTGTTGTTGGTTGGAGAGATGGTTTAGCATCTGATACTTCTGCCGATCAATTAAATGCCATGTTCGGTAGTGTTGAATCTGGGTCAGGTTGGGCTCATCGCGATGTTACTGCTGAAACAACAGTTACTAATACAGGTTACTCAAGAACTGGTATTAATACTCAAGTTGTTGCTAAGATCGATACTCAATTAGTTGCTGATCGTGTTCTTTCAACTGCAGTTATCCCATATATTCGTTCAAGAAATATTTTAATTCAATCAACAGGATTGAAACCAAATACAAGATTTTATCCATTCTTTGATAATGTTGATGTTTCTGCATATTGTACTCCAGCAACTAAGATTACTTACTCTGGTGCTGTAGATTTTGATACATCAAGCAATGTAGGAAATGATGCAACTGTGGCAGCTCGTTTAATTTCTGGCGATTCACAAGTCTGTTTAAATACTGGTTATGTTATCACTGGAAATATTTCTGGTGCAACTGCTGTTGTTGTTGGATTAGAAAAAATTCTAAACGACAGTGGTGTTGTAACAACAAGAAATGTTTATGTTGTTAATATTAATGGATCTTTCCAATCTGGTGAATCTATCACTGGTAGTATCAGTGGTGTAACTGGAACAAATATTACTGCCGAAACAACTCAAGTTGCAGGCGATCCTTTAGGAACAGATATTAATGGTAAAGTTCAATTACTGTTTAATATTCCTAATAGTAGTAATCTGCGCTTCCGTACTGGACAACGCCAACTTACATTGAGCGATTCTCCTATAAATGATGCAAACTTTACATCAAGAGGTAATGGTCAATACTACGCTCAGGGTGTGTTAGAAACTAAGCAAGCTACCTATAATTCTGTTAGAAATGGTATCCTTGTTCAGAATCAAGTTGATCCACAATATCAAACTATTACTCAGACAACAACTCGTGTTGTTTCTGATACAGGTTGGTACGATCCACTGGCTCAAACCTTTATGATTAATTCAAGAGGTGGAGCATTCTTAACATCTGTTGACTTGTTCTTTGCAACTAAAGATAATACAATTCCTGTCCACATTGAAATCCGCGAAGTTGTAAATGGAGTTCCAGGAAAAACAATTCTGCCATTCTCACAAGTTTCTTTGAATCCTGAACAAGTTAATATTTCAATAAATACTGTAACATTGCCAGACGGAACTATTGTTCCTGATTATAATGCGCCAACTACATTTACTTTCCCATCACCTGTCTATGTAAATGATGCGACTGAATATGCTTTAGTTGTTGCTTCTGATTCCAATGGATACAAAGCATGGATCTCTAATATGGGCGACGCAATCCCAGGATCCAGCCGAATGATTTCTGAACAACCATATGCTGGTGTTTTGTTTAAATCTCAGAACGGATCTACTTGGACTGCCAATCAAGACCAAGACTTGAAGTTTACAATCTATCGAGCACAATTTGATGTTGGTAGTATTGGTAATGTAGAATTTGTAAATGATGTTCTTCCAAAGACAATTTTAGATAACAATCCATTTGAAACTAATACTGGCTCTGCGAAGTTAAAAGTATTCCACAGAAACCATGGTTTGGCTGCAGGTTCTTATGTTACGATTGGAAACAATGATACCACTCAAGTATATGGATCTGTTCCTACATCAGGAACAATTACTTGTAATACAGGTTCAACAACAGTAACTGGATCTGGTACAGTATTTAATACTGACATCGGAACAACTACTATTGGTCAAGGTGCTGTTCTTTATACTGCTGCTGGCGTATATGTAGGTGTTGTTGCTTCTGTAACAGATAATACACACTTAACATTGGTTGCCAATGCTGCTGTTACTCTTGGTTCTGCAACTTCCTTTACTATTGCTGCATCTTTAAATGGCATTCCAGTAACTGAAGTATACAAGAAAGCAACTGTAACTGTTGTTAGTGATAATGATTCTTATATCATAACCACTGCAACAACAGGTAAGAAAACAGGTTATACTGGCGGAGCCACTGTTACTGCGATTGGTAATGTTAGATACAATGCTGCTCAACCCCAAGCGCAGATTCAATCTTTCGCTGACACAACTGCTGTGTTCTCTATGAATACTACAAGCGGTAAGTCAATAAATGGTGCAGAATCTGTTTATCAAATTGATCCAACATTATTTACTGGTGTTGTAATTAATGATACTAACTATTGGTCAAGTCCAAGAGTTGTTGCTTCTGCAGACAATCAAGATTTAATGACAACAGTTGGTAAATCTGTTGCGCTACAATGTCAGATTTCTACTACCAATGATGCTGTATCCCCAGTTATTGATACAAATAGAATTGGTTTAATTGCCATTGCGAATACAGTTAATGCTCCAACTGAAGCAACTGTAAATTATGGCGATTTAGATCAAATTACATTAACATCTTCTAATACTAATATTGCCGTAACTTCAACTGGGTTATCCTCAAGCGATTCAGCTACTAAAGCATTATTGGCTACTTTACAAGTTGGTAAGTATCTGACAATTAGTGGAGCAAGTACTCATACAGTAAACAATCAAACTGCACTAATCACTGGTGTTGCTTCTGATGGTTCAACTGTTACATTGAGTTCTTCTACTCTATCTGCTCAAACTGCAGGCGATTCAATTACTATCGTGTATAGAAATACTTTCATTGATGAGATCTCTCCAATCGGTAGCTCTACTCACAGTAAGTATGTTACTAAGAAAGTAAGTTTAGCATCTGCTGCAAATACTCTGAAGATTCGTGTTTCAGTTAATTCGCCAACTGCATCTAACATGGCTGTTTACTATAAAACATCTCCAGTTGGAACAAAAGATGCTTATAGCACTATTAACTATACTCTGGTTCAACCTGATGGTATTTTCCCTAAAGTTCAGTATGGCGATAATACATTTAATGATGTTGATTATACATTGAATAATATTACTCCGTTTGACGCATTTACTGTTAAATTGGTATTTACTTCGACAAATAGTTCTGAAGTAACAATCGCCAAAGACCTAAGAGTTATTGCCTGCGCATAATGAATAATATTTTATATGTTGAAGGTAACCCATCCCTAGTCAGGGATGTGACTACTAATGCGATTGTTAATACAAATGATTCTGAATATCAAACTTATCTAAGAAATAGAGATATTATGGTTGGTAGAGTGAATCAAATTCAGACTCAAACCGAAAAGATAAATAAACTTGAAAGCGACATCAACGACATAAAGACTATGTTAAAACAGTTGATTAATAAGGAAAATTAATGGCATCAATTACGCTACGCACTGTTAAAGGAAGTCCTCTCTCAAATCAAGAGGTAGATGATAACTTTAATAATATCAATGTTCAGTTAAACGCTGCACTACCTGCAGTTTCCTACACTGCAGCCGATGTCCTTACGAAATTAAAAACTGTTGATGGAACTGGTTCTGGTCTTGATGCTGATTTGCTGGATGGATATAATTCTGCCACTGCAGCAACTGCCAATACTATTGTTCTTCGCGATGCTAACGGAGATGTGTTTGCTGGAACAGTTCATGCCACTACAGTTCTTGGAAATTTGGTTGGTAATGTCACTGGTAATGTAACAGGAACATTAAATGGTAACGCAACCAATGTCTCAGGAACTGTTGCCATTAACAATGGTGGTACTGGTGGTTCAGATGCTGCTTCTGCTCGTTCAAATCTTGGACTTGGTTCAATCGCAACACAAAATTCAAACTCAGTAACTATTACTGGTGGTTCCATCTCTGGTATTACTGCTTTGCCTATTGCCTCAGGTGGTACTGCTTCTACATCTGCATCACAAGCAAGAACTAATCTTGGAGTGGCAATCGGTTCTGATGTTCAACCATTCTCAAACGAATTAACAGGTATCGCTGGCGCAACTAGCACTGGTATCTATGTTCGTGTCGGATCTGCTTCTGTTACACAAAGATCTATTGTCACGAACGGAAATGGTCTTGTTGTTACCAATGGTAATGGTGTATCTGGAAATATTTCTGTTGACTTATCCAGCTCTGGTTCTGTAACTGTTGCTACACTTGCAACAACGGCAGGTTTAACTGTTGGAACAACTGCTACCTTCTCTGGTGCTGTTACTCTTCCATCTATCACTAAGTCTGGTTCTAGTGGTTCAGGTGATATCGGTCAATCAGGAAATCGTTTCGGAACTGTTTACGGAACTGCAACTACTGCTCAATACGCTGACTTGGCAGAGAGATATACCACTGATACAGAATATACTCCAGGAACTGTTCTTGTTGTTTCCTTCGATGAGTCTGGCGCAGAAGCAACTCAAAGTTTCGGTGTTAGCCAAAGAGTTCTCGGTGTTGTTTCAACAAACCCAGCGTTCTTGATGAACGATGAAGCACCTGGACAGGCAATTGCCCTTCGTGGTCGTGTTCCTACTTTGGTAGTTGGCGCAATCAGAAAAGGTCAACCATTGGTATCAATGCCAGATGGTCATGCTGCAAGTGGCGACCATCAGAATTCTTTTGCCATTGCTCTAGAAACAAATTTAGATACAGGAATCAAATTAGTTGAATGTGTTATTTTATAATGAGTTTTGATGCATGTACAGCCAATAACATTTTATAAGACATCACCTGTCTCTGAAATACTCAAACCGAAAGATTTAGTAGTCTATCTCAAGACAACTGAAACTTGCCAACTCAACTGCAAACACTGTTTCACGAATGGTGTCAATGGCAAGAAAATCTACTTCGATCCCCAAAGAACTATCGACTGGTTCTATAAACTCTATGAAGAATGCCCAACCTTTGGTGGTGGCGCAATAATCTTTCATGGTGGCGAACCATTCCTTGCTCCACTTGAAGACATGTATACAGTTTGGGAAGAAGTATCAAAACTTTGGCCAAACCTATCTTGGTCATGTTCAACTAATCTCTGTTTTAATTTAACAGACGACCATCTAAAATTCTT